GCATTCCACATCCGTGACATCAACCGCAACAGCCCCAAGCTCATCAATAAATTCTTGATCTGCCAAAATGATGTTTGTGACGATGTTATTTTCAATAATTGCGAATCTCATAAAATTCCCCAAAGTTGTAATTCACCACGACCTCCAGCGCCAGATACAGCAGAAGTGTTATCGGTTGATACTGCCGCACCACCACCACCGCCGCGCACACCGCCAGTTGCGCCGGTTCTGCTGCCAGAGCCTACATTAGCTGCACCACCAGTTCCGCCCCATGTGCTTGTGCCTACGGTTGGCTGAATGTAAGTTGTGCCGGTATTTAAATAAGCCCCCCCGCCAGCAGTGCCGCCGTAAATCGATGATCCAGCAGTTCCGGCAGTAGTGTAATTCCCCGCGCCATTTCCGCTACATCCAGCCGCACCAGCCCCACCATAAACAGTTGAACCGCCTCGCGTTGGCAATGACCCAGAAGATGTTGTAATTTGACCACTGCCGCCACCGCCATAGGTAGAGCCGTTATCATGATTACCAAAATATGATGCATTTGCTAAAACATACGAATTGCCGTGAGGAAATCCACCGAATAGCCCGTCGCTAGTTGCCGAGCCATAAATCCCCGCGCCAGCCGGTGCAACATTTGACAGCCCGCCACCAACACCGCCATAAGCCGTAAAAACTCCGAATGTACTATTGCCACCAGCATTGCCAGCAATAGCCGCAGCAGAGCCAGCAGTAACCGAAGTACCGCCCGCTCCAATTGTAAAAGTTATTGAACTTGGCATATCAGCAAATTTATACCAAATCGGCGTACAAACAGCAGCACCACCGCCGTTATTTTCTGGATTACTTGTTCTTAATGCCGCACCACCACCACCACCACCCCAAAGTAAGCCGCCGAAAGCTGAGTAGCCGGAAGGCTTAAAAAATGTACTGGAAGCCGTTGCCGTTATTTTGAAAGGATTTATAACAATACTTCTGATTGTCGTGCCATCACAATCAAATCTGCGTTCTTCTTCTGGATACATAGTAGCAACTGATGTAAATATAGCGGAACTACCATCAGTATTTACGTTTCTAACATAACAAAACCATCCATTACCTAAATTTGCTGGAGTATCAAAAGTCTGAGAAAATGAAGATGTTAAATTAAAATACTTACCATTATCAGCAGCAGTCAGCATCGTGTTAGATGATCGATTAACGCGAATCAAACTAGATGTATCGCCCTTTTCGCCTTTCGCGCCAGATAGACTAATCGTCCAATCTGTGAAAGTGCCAGAGCCAGTAAAGCCATTAGTGGGGATTGTCACAGATAACGCGCCAGTGCCATTATTATGCGCGGTAATAACGCCCGTCATTTGCGTGATAGGATCGGATGCTCTCGCTATGACAACAGTTTGACCTACTGCAAACAATTTACCAGTTTGAATTGTTAGCGACTTTGCTCCAGACCCAATAGTTAAGCTAGTTGTACTAGTTGCGCTTGTGCCTGGTGCATTTAATGCGCTTGCTGCGCTTGCCGCTGCTAATCCTGCTTGCGTCGTGGCGATTCCCGCTTGTGTCGTTGCGACTCCGGCTTGAGTTGTTGCAATGCCAGCCTGAGTTGTCGCGATTCCCGCTTGAGTCGTTGCTGTATTGGCTTGAGTAGTTGCATTCGCTTCGCTTGCCAATACTTGCACACGTAACGCTTCGACTTCAACTGAAAAAGTTGGCAGGTCAGTTGCAAAGAATGTGTCGACATCTGTTTTAAAATTTGGATCGGTACGATCTAGTGATGGTAATGGCGTTACGCTCATGTCATGCCCTCAGTTTGTAAGTTGCACAGATAATAGCTTGGGTAAGCTACATCTATCGAAAAATCTTTAATTAAACAGTAAGAAGTCATCGGCTCAAATCCGATTGAGTCCTCGCCAATAACTATACAAGGCGTTGCGCGGAGGCTTGCCAATAATCTATATAACTTATTAAAGTCAATTGTTTCAATCGTAATTTTAAAGTTATTTCTTGCTCTATAGCTTCGCTCTACGATGTCAATATTCCCGAATTGGTCTGTTTCTTTACGGGAATAATCAATAATCCCAACACTCGCACCGTAATGAGTAACGCCTACTTCAACCGCCTGACCAACGATACAGACACCGCATGCCACAGTACCAGTTCCCGTCAAGCTGATTGTAAGTTCGCACATTGGATATTGCGACGGCAAGTCAGTTAAACTAAATCCAGTTAATTGAACATAGTCTTCAAAAAACCAATCATAGAAGCTCAGAATAATCGTTCCGTCTAAGCTAACCGTGTTTGAATAAACGACAGTCCCGCCTGTTGCATCTTTCATCGACACAATAGCATCACGCCCCTGCAATTCCAACAATGAAACCGCGCCGACTGAGCCCGGCTTCATGACGACAGTCAACGGGCTTGTAACACTCGAAACCGTACCGATCTTTCGATCAAACATCGACCATTTATTCGTAGTTCCTGACTCTACCCAATTTGTCGGATCGTTTTCAGGGGGAGTAGTTCCAGCACCAACGGTAAGCCTCGTGTATTTTTTATGCGTAGTCGCCCTTATCACTACATCATTTATCGCATAACCAGTACCAGACACCCAAGCAACTTCGGGAGATTGAGGTTCAGCAATCGTACTAGACGACAGTATCGCGTCAGTAATTACCGTTGGTTTAATTATCTTTGCGCCGCTCATTACACCACCGTAGTTTCAATTGGCTCGCCTTGTGGAGTTGCTATCTGCATCTTATCATCAACAATCGCACGATCAAGTATTCTAGTTGTTGCTGATGTATGCCCCGCGATTGCTTTTAACTCGAATGATAACATTTCTACTCGCTGAATTAAATCACGCATTGAAGTATTATTTTGCGATTCTGATTTATTTCTTGTCGGATTAAATGCCGCAGGTACGATCTGCTCGCCTTTGTGAATCTGAGCAATCATGTCTTGCGGAACGTAATCAGTGCCAACCGCAAAAGATGGAAGCTGGAAGCCTAATTTTGACGATGTGGCTAACAGACTAGCCGCTGTTTGAGCTTGAATCAATCTCAGCGCGTCAAGAGTAGGTGCTTGCTGTTCTGCAATGCTTAATAATGCTTTCGACAAATCTGGTAATGCTTTGTAAGCCGCTTGATCGCCAGCCGATGCCTTCGCGCTTGCGATAGTGAATGCTGTTTGCGCCGATGCAAATCCCACGGCTGAATTAGCAGACATCAAACCGCGAATGCGCTTGACCTCATCAAATACGTTGTCTGTTAGTCCTTGCCATGCTTCACGAATCTTATTAGCTGCATCTTGAGACTGTTTGGCAACCTCTTGCGCTTGTCTTGTTGCGTCGTCTTGCTGCTTGTTCAATAATGCTTGTTGTTCAGCTTGCGCCCGTGCCAATTCTTCAAACAGTTTAGCGTCTGCTTGCATTTGTGCTGCCCGTGCTTTTTCTGCTTGAATTTGATCGAAAATATCTAAGTTTTGATCGTAATAAGTCGCTCGTTTTTTCTCGATTAATTGCGCTTCGGTCATTGTGAGCTGATCTAACTCATCCTGCAATGAAGCTCGCTGCCCTGCAATTGCTTTTGCTTGTTCCGCTGCTTGCGCTTCCGCTGCCGATCTTGCTTTTAACGCTTGAATCTCGTCGTAACGCGCTAAATTAGATTGATCAATCGTAGCACGTTGCAATTCCATCAGTTGAGTAGTTGTCATGGTCAACTGATTGTATTCTTCTTGCAGTGAACTTGCTTGCTCACGAATTGCCGTGGCTTTGCGTTCTTCCTCTGCTAGTTTTTTAGCTTCTTGGCTATTTTGATTCATGTAATCCGCCACCGCTTTAAACTGAGGCGCAATCTCAATCAGTTTCGCGTACATTTCCGCGCCTGATTGAGTTGATAAGTCTAATCCTTGCACGAGGTTTTTAAATTCCTCGATAGTATCCACAGAGGATTGTCCTAGACCAGCCATTGTGGATGAAACTAATTCCATGCTAGGCTTGATCTTTTCTGCGTCCGTCAGGAAATTTTCAAAGAAGTATTGCGCACCTGTCGCTAGCTTTTCAATTCCTCCGCTTAATTCTGCTAAACGTGCCGCAGCGTTGCCGCCTTCCAGCGTTTGAGCAAATTTTGTAAATCCGTTTTGACCCAAAACTTCATTGACTGATACTAAGCTGCCGGCCAATCGCGCCATCGTTGCCGATACTTGTTCGCCCTCTTTGCTAAATGATGCTATTGCTGGAGATAATCTATTTGTGATGTCATTAGCGATCTGACCGAAAGCCGCTTGCATTGCCGCATCTGTTTCTTCTTTTGTCTTACCCAAATTAAAATTGATGCGATCAGATACAGCCGTTACAGCATCAGCACTCAGTCCAAGAATCGACGCATAGCCTTTAGCCGCCTCTTGTAATGCAGCATAGTTGCTATTCAACTGTTGAAGCATTGCCGTATCACTTGCTTGGCTTGCTGTATCAGTATAAGACCGACCGTTTGAAGCAATTGCCGCACTTGTAGCTAGATTGTAGTTCCACACGCCCGCATCACTCTTACCAAGCAGACCTCCAGATTTGGTAAATGGAACATCGCGGGAAATATTATTAGTCCCTAACATACCACTAATCGACTGCTGACCTGTTACCCGATCACCGCCACCGCCAAACTTTGACAGCAACGCACCACCAGCCAATGCAGCCCAACCCCATACAGGGATAGCACCTAGTACAGAAGATGCCGCGCTAATCCCCGACGAGACAGCACCTGATACCGAAGAACCAAGCACGCTAGATACTGTGTTTCCGATTTGCAGACCAAGTGCCGAAGTCAAGCCAGACCCAACGCCAGCACCCTGCAAGCCACCAGCCAGCGAAGCCATAAAGCCAGTTGATCCAAAGACACCGCCAGCAGTTCCAATGCTGCCCACAAAATCAGAGATGCCGCCAATGGTACTCATGATGCCGCCAATACCTGACGACGCACTGCCAGCCGCACTAGCCGCAGATGCCGCGCCCGACAGCCCAATGCCGCCGCCCATAATAGCTTGCACGCCAATCTTGATGATGTTCGTCTTGAACAGGTTTTTAATGCTGTCTAAGAATGATTTGCCAAACCCCTTACCCGCTTCAAATCCGCGATAAAGTGAGTCACTCAAGCCGTTGTAAATCTCACCGTAGAACTTCGACCACTCGCCTTGTTGCGCTCGTAACTCTGCCGTTGACTTGTCGATATTAGCTTGCGTCTTGGCTTTTTCTTCAAGAATATCCTTTTCGCCTTGCGCCATATTTGAAGCGCGAATGTCTTTTAACTGCTTCTCTAATGCAATCTCAATCTTTTTTTGCTCTATCAAAGTATTGCGCTGTACCGATGACATGCCGAGAGTATCAATCTCCAATTGTGCAAGCGTATTCAAGTCGGACATGCGTTCCGCGTGATCGTATAATGATTTGTTAAACGCCAAGTATGTTTTTGCTTGATCGTTTATATTTGCGATGATTTCTTTGGTGACTTCTTTCGATCTGTCGATTTGATCTTTGGCATAAGAAGCCATTTCTTTATCAATCGACTTCAACATATCAATTTCGCGCTTATGTGCTTGTTCGCGTATTGATTGCGCTGCTTGCTGTTCAATTGATAGTTGCTTTGTTTTCTTTCCAGTATCTGTAACTGTGTTTTGCAATGCTTTGTAGTCGCCACCAGCCGCAGCAGCAGCCTTGCCTACCTCTTTGGTCGCTTCCTTTGACTTACCTAATTCAGCATTTAAACGCCCTACAGCAGAATCACCTTTCCCGAACGCATCCGCTACCGACTTGGCGTAGTTCTCGCCACCTTTCGCAAAGTCGTCAATTTCTTTAGCCACTGCACGAAGATTAGCCGCCATTTGATCGTCAAATACACCAGCGACTTTTGCGGTAGTTTCCAATACTTTTTGAAGCGGCATCAAGACCATTTGGAAGATTTGCGAACCGACATAAGCAAACCCAGCGCCGATAGCCGTAACGCCATCTTGGAAGCCTGCAATCAATAATCTGATTGTCTCGAATGTGGTTTTAACTAAACCTGATTGAGTCACCCACTCAACGATAAAGCCAGCAACGGAGAACACGCCTTTAGCGACTTCCCACACATCGCCTACGATGCCTTTTGCAACTTCCCAAACCTTGCCGATCTCTTCTTTATTGCGCTCGATCCAGCCATTGACAGCTACAAACGCGCCCATTACCTCATCTTTAATAACTGGAATCAATCCGCGCGCTTGCTCAATCAGTCCAGCAAAGCCAACCGTAAAGCCTTGAGAATTGCTGATTTCACCGACAGCGAGAATTACGTCATTTTTGAATCGAGTAATCGCGCCCGATACGGTATCAGGCAACCCCGCCGCTTCTTTCTTGAGTTGATCCAACGATTTGACCAAAGCATTGCCGACAATATCAGCAGATAATTTTCCTTCGCTACCCAACTCTTTGAGCTTCTCAATTGGCACGCGCATACCATCAGCTAGCGCCTTCATAAATCGCGGAGAAGCCTCTGCAATCGATCTAAATTCATCACCCTGCAATCTACCGCTTCCCATCGCTTGAGCGAACTGTAACGTAGCTGCACTTGCCTCTTGCGCACTAGCACCGCCCACACGTAAAGACGTAGCGAATGAATCAACGATTGCGGCAACTTCTTTCGACGTGCCGCCTAACCTGCGAACAGGATCAGAAAGTTTTGTGTATAGGCTTGTGGTTTCTTTTATGCCGACATTGTTAGCCTGAGAGATAGCGTAAATGTCTTTTTGCGCTTGTTTGAAGTCTTGAAGGCTGCCCGTTGCCATTTTAAGCCGTGCATCCATCAGCGATACGGCATCAGCAGTTTCAGTAAATTGCTTGGCAAGCATAACCCCACCGACAGCAGCCATAGCGCCCGCAGCAATGCCAAGTATTTTATTGAGAGATGAAAAACTTTTTTCAGCCTTATCAACCGAGTCACCTAGCTTATTAGCCGATTCTCTAGTTTTATCCTGAGCGCGAGTACCTTTTTCAAGGCCGCTGGTATCGTATTCAATGCCTATGGTAGTGATATCAACGGCCATGTTCTACTCTTTCTTTTCAAATGATACAGCGTCAAGTTTTCTGATTAAATCGAGTTGCCAAGTTTCGGGCTTGATTCTGCGATTGATGAAAAACCAGCCTGTTTCTACTTCGGAAATTCGCTGTCGTTCCATTCCGTTTTGTCTTGTAGAATCAAGACTAATAAACCAATCCCAAACCTCACCGACTAGGAGGGGAAACTCTACGGGATTGATTAGCTCTTTTGGCGTTCGCCCTGTTTGCTTCTCAACTACTTTCAAAGTTTCCCGCAGTGACTTCCCATCCTCGCCCGTTACACTAAGCCTAAACTCATGCCTAGCGAACTCGATTAACTCGCTTGCCGCTACTTCGTAAAATTTCCGATGTTCTCGGAGAACTTAACAATCTGACTGATCCAATGCGGGTTTTTAGCCAATACTTGCTTAAGCAATGCAGGTGTAAATTCTTGCTTTACACCGACCCAACCAACCACACGAACCGCAGCACCGTCGATCTCGTTTTGATCTTTTGCATCAACCAGTTTTTCTGTAAATTCCTCAGACTTGCCTTGCTTCTCTGCGATTGCTGATTTCGTCATGAATGCTTTTGTCTTTTGCTTGAAATGCGCTTTCACAACATCAGCATGAGAACCTAAAACCATAAACGAGATACCTGTCTCTGTCATGTCATCAGGTGCAAGCATAGCCAATTCGTGAGCGTTCTCGCATTGAGCTACAGTATCAAAGCTCAAAATATCAATTGCAGTTTCTTTAGTCATAATTTACTTTCGTAGGATAAAATTGCCTGTATTCGACTGCCGCTCTCCTACGAAAGAGAGACAGCAGCCGAACCAGTGCGGGTTATCTCGCGTTAAGCTGCGAGGGAATCATGCACCATGATCGTAGTGGAATGGTTAGCCAATGAAGCACCACCAGCAGCATTGCGATATGCGGTGAAATTGTAAGTACGTTTCAATCCTGTCTGACCATCATCCGGTGTACTAGATGACAGCTTGACGCATGACATGACCACAGTGATAAATTCCGCGTTCTTATCAGCCGATGCAGTCAATGCTTGCAAGATGTTGATTTTCGTTTCTTGCAAAAACAGATTCGGGATTGTCACATCTTCAAAGTAAGCGGTAAATGATCCTGATACTTTAACGATGCCGTTAAAAATATCTGGGCGCTCATTTGTGCCGACTACACCATCCGCAGGAGTGATAGAACCATCGACACTTACCGACAAATCAGTAACAGTAGCCAATGCCGCACCGTTGACGATCAACACGCCAGAAGCCGCAACAACTACCTCCGATGTGCTTTCAGCCGTTGGCGCTGTGAAATACACTGTCGTTGCGGTTGTCTGAGCCAAGCCGTTACCAGCAAACTTTACAGTCGCGTTACCGCTGCCAGGCATTGCGAAGTCAATCTTGCCATACTTCACATCACGATTGCGCTCAGAGTAACCTGTGCCAGTGCTGTACCAATCTTCCACTGTGTAATACACGTTTGTATGACCAGAATCAGGAACGTAAGACACTTTTCCAGGCACTGTCAATGTAGCCGAAGCAATCGGGCCTTCTGCTACAAGTTGGAAACCGTTCATTGTCGCCACAGTCAAGACAGTAGCAGTCACGCCTATCACCAGAACATTACAGTTTAAGTTTGCAGCGTTGAACGTGCCAGAGGTCAAACGAACCACCATACCGACCTTGATACCACCAGTTAGGAAGTCACCGGACGCACGCGTAATCGTGAAATTACTGCCGGATGCTGCGATAGTGATTGATAAACCAGTCAGTGCAGTTACAGCCGTAAAATCTTTACGCAATACCGCGCTGATAATGTCGGAGTAAGTGCCCGGCGATAGTAACCCATCCAAAGCCACGTTGCCCAATACAACGCCATGACGCACGGACATGACTTGCTGATTAGATGTGATCTCGCTGGATGTGTCGTAAGCCTCTTTGGTGAACTCATTGATAGAACTCTCGCGTCGCATGATTTGCCCGCCAGAAGTGCCAGCCAATGTACCTTTTGCTGTTTGTCGTTTGATTCGCGTTTGTTTAAATACGCCTTGTTCGATTGTCATTTTATGACCCCTTAAAAATTACCGCACAAGGCGGATTGAAAAAATTAACCGTAGATATTCGCAAAGAATGGAATAGATACGGGAACCACCCATCTATCACCGTCCGCAAAACCTGTTGCGATTGTCGCTGAATCAGTGATAAACACTTTCGTAGAGCCTTCTGTTAGGGTTTGCACTGGCTTAAAATGCGCCTTGATACTTTCTGCCATATTATCCGGTAGCGTTGTTCCTGTTGCCACCGGTGCAGGGTAGAAAAGTGTGATCTGTGCAATCCCAGATATACGTGTAATTTTACGCCCCTGAACTAAATCTTCGGGCGCTGCTTTCAAAATATTTATGCGTTGATATGGAGTGCCTACAGTTGGAGTAAATGACATGCCTTCACGCGCTGTAGCGATCACACCGGATAATGTGTTTAGCTTCTTTTCAATCGCTTTTTTTGCGTCAACAAAACTCATAAACTCGCCGCCTGTTTCTTCACGTTCGCTTTAAATTCCATCACGCTTATTCGCACCATACCAGCAGGTGCTTTTTGTGACCAAGCATCGTATTCAAGTCGTTTCGCATAAGGCAGTGAGTTAGTCACGTAGATTGTTTCGCCACGTTTCCAACCTTGCAATCCTACTGCTATTTTACCTATAGAGCTTGATCCTGTCTTATCTTCTGGCGCATCAGTAGAGAAATTTATCTGCCCTGCACCATACTGCCAATTGCCACGAAATCGACCTGTATCAACTGGCGACTTCTGCACAATCGAAGCACCAAGACCAAGCGCAGATGCACGTACTAACTGATCTTCTCGACCAGCTGCCCGTTCTAGCATCTTTGCAAAGTCCTGTTTGAAGCCCATTACGCCCTCAGTTGTAAAATATAATACATAGTAATATTTGACGGCATTTCTTTTTTAACGTTCTTGATCGTATAAGTAAGACCATTAACCACGCATAAATCATTTACTTTTGGCGCAATAATATCAGGCTCAAGCATTAGCTTTACATCGCTAGATAAAACATTAACGCCGTCTATTTCAGCGCCATTATATGCCGATTGTATTGCTTTTGCGGTGTAATCAGTCACCACGTCAACCGATGTGGATGTATCTGGGTCATACACCCCTTGCTCAACTGATTTAATGACTACATTTTTGCCATTTTCACGAATCAATCGAGTCGATGTTTTATTTAATCCTAGCTGATTAATCGGCATTATGTTCTCACTAATTTATGCGTTGATGAGTTGGCGCATATATACGGGCGAATCAAATTTTCTACCGCAGAATATTTAACAGATCGAGATGAATATCTATCATACTCAACTTCCAAAGTCCCGACCTTTTCCATTACGATGCATTGACCTAAATCAGAATCAAGTTCACCGCCAGCAGCCCGAAATGCCATTTCTGCGCATGCGTTTTGAATGTCTATTGGCACAATATTAGATGCCACCGAGAACGTATCAACAACCATGCCATATCTAGGAAAGTCCAAAGATTGAGACTGACTAACGCGAGTACCAATCCATGAAGATCTATAATTCTGCCCCATGTAATCCGTCGCCCTGCGAAGCGCCTGCTCTTTCTCGGACGTGGTTAAATTCGTCCATATTGTGAACCCACGATTGCCCAAACGACCATCAGCAAACGCAACCGTACAATATGACTCTGCACCCGCTACAATCGAACCATCTTCTACTATTATCATGACTACCCCAATGGATAATTTTGCTTAATTCCTATTAGCGGATATGATACAACTTCGCCGCTATTTGGGTAACTTTTTTCTACTCCCTGAAGCGGGAAATTCTGCGAGATACCAGCCAAAGAATACTCTTGATCTATACCCTCAAGCGGATACACCGGAACAATAGCGCTAGAACCATAAACCAACTCAACTGAATAGCCAGTAATCGAAAACGAACTAGCCCCCGCAATTAACTCTCTGCTCTTATATATCGTTGCCGATCTACCAGAAACCGCATAATTCCCGTTTGCTGCTATTAATGATAGACCCTTGGCAACCTCTACCGACCGACCAGATATTAAATAACTACCTGCCGATGCGACCAACTTGCGGGACATTGCAATTTCAATTGCCCGTCCTGTTACCGAAAACGACCCACTTGTTAAGCTTAAAACTCTTGACTTAGATATGCCAGCACTTACACCAGAAACACCATACGATCCTGCCGATGCAAATAAAACCCTGCCACGCACTACCGAAGATGAAACACCGATTACTGAATACTCACCAGAACTAGCGGTTAATTGGTAACCCGCCCCGCTAGATCCAGTAAGCGCTAACAGCAGCGACATTTATTATTCCCAGTATGCGTTAAATCCAACATGACCGCGAAATAACTCGGTAGCTGTCGCCGTGCCATATGGAACGCGCAAAATAATATGAACGTAACAGCCCGGCTCAACTACCACAGGAGCATCCAAATTTATATCTATTCGCTCTGCTGGAGCACCCGCCAACGCTCCGACTAAAAATGATTGAACCCCAAGCGCCAATCGTTTAGGGGATCGCGTTGCCGCCGCATCTGCTGTAGCTAATGACACCGCAGTTGAACCAACCCCCAAAGACCACTCCAAAATCGTAGGCGTGGTTGCGACTGCTACAACCGCATTATAGGTATCTACCCAAACGCCACGGATCACCAAATTACGACCTGTTAAATTGACGGTTGGAATAGGGTTTAAAAATGAAAATAAAGCGTAATCGGTCTCAGAACCAGCCAACGCAGCAAACAAAAATTTACCGCCGAGTGTTGCGTATGACGCCGTAGTATTGGAAAGTGCAGCAGTAGCAGGAACTGTGCTATTGACATTATTAGCTGTTTGACCTGCTGCACCACCGGAAGGCGTTTGTACTGCTGATAATCCTTGCCCCGACTTGTTAGATGCCCACAAACGGACATTATCCATGTCAGCAATGCCGATAGTATAGTTTGCAATCTTGGCTTGAATGATTCCACCCGCCACGCCAGTATGATGATGGCGTATTGCGAATGGCACAGATCCAGCGTACATCACTGAACCTGTCCCAATTGGCTTGCTTGCAGTGGCGTACAGTACATCATCAATCCAAAACTCAATACCAGAATCTGAAATGCTCAAGTTGTATTTATAAACGCGATTGATGACAGGAGTGAATGTAAATGCAGTTGTTGGCACTTCTGTGCCGTTGACGTTGACGATACCAATAACGCCGCCGCTATTGATTCTGAAATAAACACCATCTAATGGCGTATTAGTAGAAGCCGCACCCGGCAAGAACATACCAATGTCAATATTGCAGTTCGTAACTGGCGCATTACTTAACGCCATTGACACTTCGCAATAAAGACCACCGCCACCCTGCAACGGGAAATGTCGATATGTTTGCAACTGACAGCCTGTTGCTGTTGTGGTTACTGAGCCGCCATTGGTATTTAAGAATCCACCAGCCCACGTCATTGTAAGTGTATTTGTCGTGTATTTATGCTTGTTGAAATTCTGCGCGGCGTAGTTAAAATTATCGTCATCCCACACCGAATCGAGACCGACACGCAAACGATAATCACTTGATGTTTCAGGCGAAACTAGATGAGGCGAACCCATAATATCGCCCGCATCATTTTCACTAAAAATTCTGAAAGCACCGACATTATTAGGGTTTGCCGCAACATCAGTTTCAGATACAATTTTTAATTGACGCGAAGCGTTGACATCTGCACCAGTGCCTGATAACGCGCCTACTATGTTTGAGTCGAGTGCCATGTTTTCCTCAATCTGCCCAGACGTATCTAACCGTCCATGTGCCTGTTAATTTGTGAATTGATCTTGCGTAAATCGTGAAGCCAGTTGCTGCTGTTGGCGTTCCACACGTTACATTCGCCAAGCTGCCAAAATACCTATGATCGTTTGTGGTATGGCTTGAGCTAGAATCATCAGCCATTACAAAAGCCTCTGCCTTGCTAGTGCTTGAAATTGTACTAATACCAGTTACAACGACCGACGATTCATTCGCGCCCGCACCAAAATCAATAGTCGCTGTGCCTTGACCTGTCGCCATTATGTCACCGTAAATACGCCGTTAGTTGGATCGAGCGTTACCGTGAACGTCTCCCCCGCTGCTACCGTTTGACTAGATCCATAATCCCAATAAGCGTATGGGATATTCGTCGTGCTGTTGTATAGAATAGCGTATCGAGCAGTAAAGCCACCGCCCGATGCAGTCCAAGCAGCAGGGCTATCCAAAATGAGCTTATACACACCGCCCGATTGAGTAGCCGATGACGTAGCAGCCGCATTGCCGCCTTGGGTGTAACCGCCACCAGTCGCTAAATCAGTAGTGCCAGCGACGAAAAGAACGTCAGCCGAATTAACTGTATTTGATAGCGCAACTTTCCACACTGCCGAGCCGATATTATCACCCTCAAGCATTGGCTCAACTGCCGCTGTATATTTGTTGTAACTTGCCGTTGGCATTATGCCCCCTATGCGTTTTTATGTGCCGACAATACCACGGCAATGCCAAAAAAATTAAAAATGTTTTTATTCTTTCTCTACTTGCTTCTTTTTCTTTGGCGCTTCTTCGTACAGCTTGTGCTTTGATTCGTCAAAGTCATCTTTATTTATGATAACAAAATCACCTTGATCATCGCCCCATGGCATTACTTTAATTGTTTCTAATTCCATTTTACACCCCTAAAAAAGCCCCGCCAATTAAGGCAGGGCTTTATTTATCATCCTAGCAATTGTGCCACAAATTCAGGTTTCCATACCTTCGCGCCATACAATGCCGACACTTCAATCATGGTTTTTTGGTAACCAACATAAACTGCAATGTCGTACACCAAACCTGAGAATGGGTCTTGAACAGTCAAGCGATCACGTGCAGCGTCGCCACCATTAGGCAATGCAATAGGACGTACAACAAGCTCTGTTGACTGCTTGTGGAATGCTAAGTTAGCGGTAGCAGAATTTCCAACTGTGACATTAGTTGCACTTGCAGGAACTGCTTGACGCAATCCCGGCGCGGCAATTGTAATTGTGCCCGGTGCAGTAATGCCAGTAGTTACAACATACTTGTTAGAGTCACCAGCAATAGTGATTGTGTCGCCAGCCAAGATCGTGCCAGAACCAGTAATCAAAGCAATGGACGTTGCACCAACTGCAAAACCTGCCGTGCTAGTTGTGTAGCTTGCGCCAGTACCTTTAGTGATTGACACAGGAGCGGCAGATTCTTTCATCATCAAGCCTTGCAAGTCCAACAAAGTGCCTTGACGTAGCAATTCAGTACCGCCCGCTTCATTAGCTTTTTGCAATTGCGCCAAGTTACGCAATTTAGTACCAGCAGCGCTATTGATTGCAAGCGTTGTCATGCGGTCATTCAATGGCATACCGTTGTCAACCAAGATTTGACGAATCTCAGCAACTTCATTGAAGTTTGATCCGAATGGTGTAGTGCCAGCCGTACCATAAGCGCGTGAAGCACCTGCACGCATTGTCGTCCACAAGTCGTATTCAATCTTGTTTGTGATTGCTCGCATTGCTTGCTTGATCTGGTCACCATAGACTGTTTCAAAGCCTGAACCATTGTTCAAATGTTTAATGTCCTCACCAGTGTAAGGAATTTGCACATTTGCGAAAGTATCGACCGTCATAGTCTTATTATCGACTGTTTGATCTGTACCTTCTGGAATTGTCATCGCTGGTGCGTAAGTTGTACTTACAGTCACCGCACGAGTTACGTGTGAGCGGATTGTGTCGCCCTTAGCTGCGCGTGTAGATGCGTCACTGTTGATCGTAACGGACGGGATAATACCAACCAATTCACGACCGACAATATCAGCAGCTTTGTAAATATCTGCCGCTAGGTTTGTTAAAACGTTTGCCATTTTGATTTCCTTTAAAAAAGTTTTTAATCAGTGACAGTACCGCCGCTTTTCGCAAATTCCGCACGTTGTACATGATTCATTGCGTCGAACGCTGATCTATCAACCGTCTTGCTATTGCCGCCACTGCTATTTGAACCATTTGCGCCGCCACCGTTGTTTTGAGCCGCTGCAACAAAGAATTTACCTTCGTCACCTTTAGCCCATTCGCCGATTGCAGCAGCTAGGTCTTTGTCGCCAATCTTAGCCATTCGATTATCACCGTCCGCCACGATTGCAACTTGACCAGCCAACATTGATTTAGCCGCTTTTAGATGCACTGGATTGGTCACGCCTGCTTTAGTTAAGGCATCAGTCAATCCATTATCAACCAATAGCTTCTGTGTGAAACCTTCCGCACCTTCTAGCGCCTTCTTAGCCTTTTCAGCTTCGGTAGTCGCTAGCTTCACAGTCTTTTGCGCTTCGCCTAATTGAGTTTTCAGGGCTTCGATTTCGTTGTCACGGTCTTCGATTTCCTTTGGATCAATTGTCCGACTCTTGCGCGCTTCCTTGACCTCTGCAAGCAATTCCTTGTTCTTTGCTGCGAGACCTGCGGTTGCTTCTTCGACTGCTGCTTTAATGGCTTCTTTCGCCTCTGGCGATGTTAAATCAATGCTCATTTGTTTGTCCTCTAGACGGTTAATTGTAGGTCTCTGACCTAAAACTTTGTAGGATGTTATCCTATTTCTCGCGATTATAGTCCCGCTTTTCTAAATGCGCTAGCTTCTTTTTTACGTAATTCGTCAAGTGTTAAAAATTCACCTTTGAACGAATACAAATCTTCCATTTTCAAGCCGCCTTCGCGCAATAGCTTGCCTCGAGTAACGCCTAAGACCTCATCTTGCCGCGCCGCGCTCTGTTCTTTGATCCATTGCGCATAAGATTTATCCGCTGGAACTTGACCATCTAGGCTTGCGCGAGTGCTTGCGATATTCGCGTTGCCTTCAATGTCTATTCCCATTTCTTTGTATGACTTGAGAACTGGAACTGATACTGATCGACAGTTGTAGTGCAGATTGCCAGCGCCAGCAAGCCACGGGATAGAATGACCTATAGGCTTATGTGATACGGGCGTGTATAGCTTATTATCCCTCACGCGACATTCTGGCGTTGTGCGTAAATCTATAGTAGCAACCCACTTAACCGCCTTGATAATGTCGTCGTTCTTCTTGTAAGACATTTCCCTACCTACACTCGCCACATGCGAGATCGAGCTGCGCACAATCGTTTCTACATCGCGCCTAGACTTGTTCATCAGCCCATCAGCGTAGTTTTTCGCCTTCGTGCCGATGATTTCACGGACTATCTGGTCTGTCGTTCGGTTTTCGATGATGCCAGCCGTGATGGTTTGCTTAATCTTGGCTTGCGTTGCTGCATTGATTCCTTTAAGCGCGTCTTTGAGTAATATGCCTTGAAACGGACGCGCCATTGCAGCAGCATAGACTTGCTCACCGACCACCGATCCGACACTAACCACAGCGGGCAAAGCGTCTTTCAGCATCATCGCTTGAAAACTCGATTCATAATCTGCAAAGTCTTTGATGTCTAGTTGTAGTTGTTTGTCTGACGCATAAAACGATTCTTTCAGCGTTTGATTGACAGAAAACAGCAGAGATTCCAAACGCTCGATATTAAATCTCGTCTTTGGCGCTTTCATGATAGCCGCTTGCAACTCCAATGCTAAACGCTCATTAGAACGCATCAACGCCGCTAGTATCTTGCGCACAGTGTCATTAGAATACTTCTCTACTCCGACACTATGCGCGATCGTTGCGTCTAGTATTTCCTCGTTAGCCGTTGGCATCGTTCACGGCTCCCATATCAGGCGCTTCGCTTGCGGTTTCATCGTTTGACTCTTCGAATGTTTTACCAGGCGCGATAATCTCGCCTTGTTGCAAGTTATAGAATAAATCCTGCTTACTGATTGCACCAGATTGCCATGCACCGACCAAAGCCGTTAATTCTTGCGCTGTCATGTTCACAGGCAAATAGTCTGTATTCAATTGGTAGCTAATCTCGCCCGTGATTTCCATCCATGCCGCCAGCCATTCGAGGATTGTTTCCATTGCCTCGCTTACCGTGTTTGCATGTGCAGCCAATGCGCTAGTTTCACCCGAACGTTTAATCTCTAGGGTTTGCGCAGCTTCTACACCTGACTTTTCAGGTGCAAGCATACGCGCCCCGATAGCCGCCATTTGTGACTCTTTGCGATTCAGTAGGTTTTCCAATGCGCCCAAGCCTTGACCTTGGAACTCAAGATACTGAGCGTTTGCGCCTGGATCAGGCGCAACAATGGCAGTCGCTGAACCTATGCGGATTGTCTCGCCAGTGTTCAGCTGCAAACCCGCGATAAAAGGAGTAGGCAAGCCCGTAAAGTGAGCGCCATGTTCAAGATCAGCCGTTGTGCGATAGTGACTTAGATTCAAATCCACTAAGTCAAGCAATGGCGATTTCTCAACTTCAAATTCTAGTGAGTTAGCATTTACGATCTGAAACGGAATGTAGGACAAAGGACTACCATTCATGATAGGCGTGATCTGCTCGATCAACTCCCAAGAATTATTTTCCTGCTTACGATAGATTAGCTGAGTATAAGCGCCTTCGATTAGTGCCAACACTCGCAACTGATCAATGTATTTCGTCTCAAATTGACCCTGTACTTCGTGCTTTTCCGACAGCACCACTAGAACAGGCTGTAACTGGTTATTGATTCTACCAACCCGCCAATTGATAATCGACTCCGCTTTGTACATGCTCACATACGGGCGTAAGTTCATCGCTGCCCGTTGCGCTTCGGTAATCGGCTGAACTGGTACGCTTGGGTATTCGACTAGCACACCGACGCGCCCGACAATCTCGATCTCATTCACTAGGCGCTTGCTAAACGATACCATGTCACTGCCAGTCATCGTTATATCGTATTCGATATCGTCCATCGCAGTGGGTAACGTGTAGATAGGCTCTTTGCGGAATACCAACCCCACCATACCATCGACAGTCCGACCAGCAGCGTTAAAGAATGGCGTTCGCAATTTACGCGCTTGATACTCTTCGTCCGTCTCGCCGCTTAGTTTGGGCAGGTACAGCACACCCTTCTGGTGCACAGCGTCCTGACCCGCCACAACGTCACGGCATCGCTTCCAACGTGGCAATTCCGCGCTGTATTGCGGATGCTGGTAGTCTGGTTTATCGATATCTGACATTTTAAATCCCTATAATTTGCGCCCTCTGAGCATGCCCCGCAATTGGGAAGTCGTAGTCAATCATGTAGCCAATTGCTGTAGTAATGTGTTGGTACTCGGTTTCGTTCTCTTGGAAACTTGAACCCTCTTTCAATTGTACCGTAGCTAAACCCTTGTGAGTATAAACGCATTTCTTTGTGTTGACGAATAAAGAATGTTCGCCCGCTGCGTTCTTAATCTTTGCCCTTACCGCGTTCTGTCTATCTTTAATCGACGGCGCTGCGTTCTTTACTCTGCGCGATACAGTCCAACCATTAGCCCGTAGATACTTTTCCATTTCGGTATAGTCTGAGGCATGGCCGTGCTTCTCACCCGCCCGCCCCGCTGGATCGCCGTACATTAGAACATGCTTATTTTGATGATTCTTGTATCGCTCGACAAATTCCATTGCTGACTGCAACGCGATTGCCGATATTAAAATGATTTCGTCTAAGCAATACACGCTGTCACCACGTCTTACCCCGATACCGCTACTCATTGGCGTATAGTTGAAGTCATGGAACCAAAGCAACTGTTCGTGTGGCTTGATTTCCTCGGTAGTGTAGTTTGCTTCGCTGTAATCTGGATAAATCCTACCAGTTGCGGTTTCAAATGATGCCTCGAACTCTTGGCGGTACTGCTGAGCGCTCATTACCCGTTTAGATGCTTCGATCACGTCAAGCGGTAAAATATCCGCTGATTTCCAGTGATACACGCCCCAATCAGGATCGCCACTTGTCTTTGCGTACTCGCATAAGTCGTAGTAGTGATTCAGCCCATCAGGTACGCCAGTGAGCCAGCACCACGCGCGGTACTCCGGTCTTGTTGGATTGACTGTATTCAATGCTGGGAAGATGTTTGCTTCCCATGCACTCGATTTAACGTCCGCAATCTCATCAATGCCGCCACCAGTCCACGGGATACCCTCGAAACGTTCAGGCTTATCTAGTCCGATTAAATGGATTTCTGAGCCGTTAGGCATGTAAATCTTTAAATCTGATTCGCTTGGACGCTTTTCGTGAGCACTAGAAAATGTGAGAAGCTTTAGATCATCCCAAAATATCTTTTTGACCTGCGTAAATGTTGGCGCTGCTGCAAAGTAAAGCTCATTCGGATTAGTCATCGCTTGGTAAGCGAGTTCTCGCTTGAACCGCTCTGTCTTACCACTGCGTCGCCCAGCAGGAACCAGCTTAAACCGCTTCTTCTCGTCTCGCAGTCGAACTTGTTCCGGTATGTCAATAAGAGGATACCATCTAGCCGATTCGCGTCTAAATTGCGGTGTAGTCATCGTGGTAGTCGTTGCGCCAATTCTGCCATTGCATCGGCAATACTAGTGCTAGGCTGATTCTGTACGTCATCAAGTCCACGAATACGCCTGATAGTCTCCATTGCTGCCTTGTTCGCTTCTACGATGATCTTAATGTCTCTTGGCTCGTCCGATACGTCAACCATACCATACAATCGCTTTACGCAAGCCCTAGCAACAGATAGACAGTCCTGCATATCTTGAACGTCTTGCTCTACCTCTACATTGATAAGATTACGAACATTTACGCTCGTAACGTTATTCGTAATTCCTGCCATTGCATTTGAGACTAATTCTCGTTTAGTCTTTGCTGCGCTTCTAGTCCAGCCGTGTTTTTTTGCTCTAGCTCTGATTGCGCCCTCTGATACGCCATGCTCATCAGCAATAGAATTTACCGACTTTTCGCCGGATATGTAATCAGACTCAATTGCCATCCAGTCTGTGTTTTTAGCCATTTTTCTGCCCCGACACTAAACTTCTTGACGCAATAAACTTAACATCTTCATCATCAAGAAAAAACCACTCTCCACGCACTTTCTTTTTTGAAAATTTTTTATGTATAAATAACTCTTCAGCCCATCTATTATATGTAAAGTAAGCGCATTCTACATCTAGCTCAAAAGGCAAACACCCTTGTATATTATCAAGTCGCTGATTAAGTATTTTAGCCATACCTATTTTATAAAATTTGCATCCAGCAGTATCTGTTATGCTTAACAGATATATAAAACCTTCTTTTGTATGCAAATCTACCCCTGCTACTAAATTTGGGCTTCTAGGCCAGTTGTTTTGCTTTGCTTTCTTTCGCACAGCTGCTTCACTTACGCCAAACGCTGAGCCTATCTCGCGCAATGGCATCACGCCAGCACGATAAGCGCCCTCAACAGATATCCAATCAATATTCTTAGCCATTCAATACCTCTAGTATTCCTTAGCTTTATGATACACCAAAAAGAAAACCAGACAAGTCTCCCTGCCTGGTTCCCGGTCGATTAGCAATTTTACTTGCGTCCTCAATAGTTGTTGATGGCATGTGCTGATCTCATGCAACCAGCCGACAAGGTTACTCCTAGTCCATTCATCAACATAGGCAGCAACTCAATCAAGTTCTCTCGAAGCATAGACATTAGCAAGTCGTGCGCCTATTCTATTTGTCATCAAGTTGGTGCTTATGTTGACCCTAGCACTTAAGCTAAGAAAATCTATTTACGGTTAGAGCCTTCTCTACTGACAGGAAACGGCAAATAAACTTTAAAAAATCCCGACAGGTTTTAACCCATCGGGTAAATCCGCTATTACACGGAGGAGATAGTCTTTAGTGTACTACTTTACTATGCGATATGCAATCATTCACTTGGTAGTTCGTATTCTATGCGGTCTGTTAGCCATCGAACGAAGTTAGAACTTGATTCTTCAATTTTTTCTTCTGACTCGCTATCTGCGGTCATAGTGTAAAAACCTTGGCTGTCTGATTTAATTGCTATTCTGTACCATCGTTTCATGTTATGCCCTTGCAGAATAAATAAATGTAACGTTATAGATCGTCCCGCAACCTGAAGCACTGACCGTATTTGTTATGTCGTGCGGCTGAATTTTCATTTGTCGAATACTATTCGCCATTTCTTCCAAATAGTTAGCCATTTCTAAGCTTTCTTGCGAAGGCTCTGGTTTGATTCGATATAACTTTGCAGGCTTATCAAAACTAGGCGATCTCACATCTTCCCAGCCGTCGCCATCGGAAAATAGTTGTATCGTCTTACCCTCTGCCAATGCCTGTACTAGTGGCAAGTAGTCGCGCGCATTATCTTTGTTCATGTTCTCTATCTCCTAGTCATCGCCAAAAAATGCAGATAAATCAGGGTATTTAGGCCAGTTTGCAATAACACCGTCCGCACCAATATTCAATTCAACATAGTCGCCATATTCGCCAGGTATTAACCCATTAGGCACATATCCATCAATCTTTGCAACTTCGTTACCATCTGCATCAAGTAAGCTGTATAGCCCCTGATCACATACCTTGACGAACATTTCACGAACTTCACCAATAGGCCAATCTTTAATCTTTCCAGTATCAATATCAATTGACGCGCACCAAATTTTCTTGGCATCGTCTAACAATGGGAAATCTGTCGGCATGTCATCATCTTCTGAATCGCCAATATATCTAGGCTCAATTGTGACAATCACGGTTTTTATTTCAACTTCTTTTTCAACTTTAATTACTGCTTTCATCTCTATCTCCTTTTTGTTTAGTCAATAAGCAATCGAAACAGCAGGAACTTTTCCTTGTGCAATCAATTTAATGCATTGCTTTGCACATTCTTCGCTTATGCCGTTTTCAACCATTGCCGCCACGATCAGCAGCTTTTTCCATACGATCTGCACGATCATTTACTTCTCTGTCAAAAAAGTTATTGTTTGTTCCTCGTTCCATTTTCTATCCCCGTTTGGTTTATTGCTGCGATGAAAAATTAAGCAGAATGCTTGGCTTCGTTGTACAACTCAATCGACTTAACCGCACCATGAAATTGAACACAAGAACGATTGCAAAATCCTTGCACGTCTTGAACTGAATCGCCATATTCAACCAATGTTGAACCGTCTGCAAAAGTGATGAAATACAAATCCATTTTTATCTCCTGTTATTTGGCTTTGCGTTATTGCTTAGCCGATGACTCATAGTATTTCATCTAAATACGAAAGTCAAACATTTTGTCAAACTTTTTAATTATTTTTTGCTTTGTTGTTTTTCAGTCGAAGTATCTCAGCTTCCAAATCCGCAATCTCTCTATTCTTTGAAATCATGTACATTTCTAGGTCTAACGCTCTGTTTGAGTGAGAATCTAATTTAAAAAATGGCGAATTAATCCAGTTCACAAAAGATTCATTTTCGCGTCGTTCTTTTTCTTCGATCTGTTTTATGTCAATCATAAATAATTCCTTTTAATTTTATTGCATCAAAGGCGAATACCAAGTTTGCTTTTCAATCTTAACAGCGGCTTTAATTTTCTCTTTTGCGCTATACACAAAAACTTCTCGTGATGCTGAGATAGGCTTAACTCCAATTAAAAACGCCCGACCGCTTGATTTAAGATAGCTCAGAGCCGCGCAAACTTTCATTGTGCTGATTCCTGTCTTACTTGCTAGTTCCGCTGCTGTGGCGCTTTCTTCTCCTTCTAGTGCTTCAAATATGATTTCTGTCTCGCTCATTTAATTTCTTTCACTGATTCGCTAATTGTTCTTTTACACACTTTACAGCTTCGATGGTAAAAGCCGTTGTAAATCCAAGCGTGATTAATAAAGCAGTGCCGCAATATATTTTCACAAAACCAATTGCGAATTCGTTCAATTAATGGCTCTCTCATTTTGCACCCTTAAAAATTTGATAGTCCAGCTCAACGCCAGAAAATTTGTAATACTTATCGTCGTCCGTCCGCTTTAGGCTTGTTTCTGAATAGCCCATTGCTTTCATCTTGGCTTCAAACTCTGCTTGTAGTTGTTGCTCGGTCATGCTGCTTCTTTCTTGGTCACGTAAATGTTCATTGTGTTGTCACTATGCTTAATTCTTCGCTGTACCTCGTTGTACGCCCGTTCAATATCTATGATTCGCAATGCTTCAAGCTGTGCCTCGTGGACTTCCATAGCGTTGTTTAGCGCGTTCATTTCATCGCCCTTGAGTACGAACCGCCCGTAATCCATGTAACGCTTCCCGATCGCGTGCAATCCGTCCCGGGCGGCAAGTAGAATCTCGTGGTACTGGTCATCGAAGTGCTGTTCCGCCAATACTAGGCTCATGTTAATCATACCCACAAGCACGTCCCATGTGTCACGATCTGCTTGGCCACTGCACAGTTTAACCATCGCCATGTGGTTTTTTGCGTACAAATCTGTGAGTTCTGCGCCTTGAATTCGTTTGTAGCCGCCGATGAAATAGTTCAACGGGTTCTGCACTACTGTTTTTGGCTTGTACTTCTTGTTTCGCTTTTTCATTTTATAGCTTTCAATTTGTTAAAACTTTCTATCTCAAAATAAGGGTGAAACGGATCGTCTAACCCTTGCGCCAAACACCACTCTTTTAGTCTTACATGAATATTTTCCTCGGTCTGATCATATCCTGCGCGAATCGCTGCCGCCAATATTTCTAAATACCGTTTCATTTCTGGGTTTTCACGTATGACTACTTTGAACTCTTCAATTTCTTCAAGCGTCCAATCGAACTTATTGCACAATTGCGCGAAGTCACGCATAAACGACTTAGATACTTTGAACGTCATTCCAATCCCCCTTATCAGGTATTTTTACTTCGACTTCGATATTTTCACGCGATAACCTCTTGGCCAGCGAATACGCCGCCGCTTGTCCCACGTAGTTTTCGTCATTGTCACCAAAGACCACGACTTTTTTAATAAAACTTGGCGGCTCCCATTGTTCAAGTAAAACCGAATTACTAGCCGCCCAAACTGGCAATTTAAAGCGATAGGAGGCTGATAGCGCTGTTTCTATTCCTTCTGCAATGCCAACGCAGTCCACAACATCAAAAAGCCGTATCGCCCCACCATTAAGTTTTTTTCCTGCCATGAACTTCTTTACTTGGTTTACCTTCGCTTTTTGCCCGTCATCGGTTAAGTAAGTGCGATGCAATGACAGTCCTACGCCGTTTAAATCCCTGACTATCGAAACCATAGCAGGGTGAAACCAGCCTTCTGTATGTCCTAAATTCGGGTGAAACTTCACGTCTTTCGGAATATGATCGCTTCCGCATCGCATTTTCAAATATTTATGCACTGGATCGCCAACCGATACCGCTTTGCACTCTTTCAATACTTTTCTAATTTGCGCGACCTTTTCCGCTTCTGATCGTTCCGTTTTTATTTCTACGTGATTCACGTTGCCGATTATCTGATCAATCTGCTTGGCCGCTGTCTTAAAATCCCAACCTTTGAACTTCATAAGCAAGTCAATCCCAAAGCCGTGGCCGCATTGTGAGCAAAAATAAGACCCTGTACCTTGCCAATCAACAAATCTATACCGATCTACGCCGCCGCAGAGTGGACAAGCTGAATGCTTTTTCCCTAGAAATTGATCTGAGAAACCAAAGTTAAGCAAGATTCCTCGCCATTTGCCAACTGCCATATCGAGAGTTTTAGCCTTGTGCATTATCGCGCCCCTTGTGGAATCTGATCATTGAAGATCGAACCATATTTCTAACTTCTAAGCTTGGTATTCTTTTGCACTCAATCAAACCTTTTGGCCATACGCCAAAAATATTTCGATACTGATTAGCAACAAATCCAGATTTATAGCCTCGCTCATCAGCAATAGACAATAATTCAGAATAAACATTCTGTTTATCAAGTCCTGCTATCTTGGCTTGCTTGGCTTTTTCTTTCTTTGTCAATATCTTCAATTCGCCAGCAGTTGAAACTACATCACTTTGCTTTACTGGCGCATGGCCGCAAATAGGGCACTTACCTGATTTTTTCCTCAAATAATGGCATTGCGTACATTTAGAGAGTTCAAACTCTTTTTTCTCTTTCTTGTCCGATCCAGTCGATTGTTTAGGCTTTCCATCATCGAGAAATACTTCACGGTGTTCTGTCGGATAACCTAGCTGTCTTGTTGACCCTGAATGGTCAAGAATTATTGCTGAATCTTTCCCTTCGTAAATACGCAAAACACGTCCTGCCATTTGCATGTATCGCTTAAGGTTTTTCGTTGGCCGCGCCAATATCATTACCTCAGTTGCAGGTGCATCGAAACCCTCCGCAAGCAATGAGCAATTCGATAGAACGGTAAATTCCCGATTCTTGAACCGTTTTACAATGTCCTTCTTTTCATCGTAGGTCATTTTATAGTCGATATGTTCCGCGCTTACGCCGTTTTTTATGAACTGATTGACGATGTGCATAGAGTGGGCAATATCGACCGCAAAAACGATAGTTTGCTTTCCTTGCCCTAGCTTGTTCCACGTCTTGATGATGTCACCGACCAACATAGGCTTATTCATCGCTTCTGCTAGTTGTTCCTCGTGGTAATCACCAGCAACTATCTTCACGTCCTTTAAATCTGGCTCTGTAGGCGCGTAAATATCAACGTCAACTAAAAACCCTTGCTCAATCAATTCAGGGATCGTAATCGCCCTAACAACGTCCTCAAATAGCTTTCCAAATGAGTATTGTTTTCCTAGTCCTTTAACGAATGATGTTGCAGTTACCCCGATAATCGGAATGTCTTTGTAATGTTCAATCAATGTTAGGTATTTTTTAGAACCTGCCGCGCCGTGTATCTCGTCAGCAATGATTAAATCAACTTCTGGGTATCCTCTCGCATGAATCGTGTCAATCGAAGCGATAATGCAATCTTGGTATGTTGCGCGTGTATTTTGACCCTGAATTACTCCGTGCTCTATTCTTGCCCTATTCAAGTGATCGCTCATTTGATCCGCTAATTGAACTCGATTGACCAAAAACATAACCCTCTTACCTTTACCCAAAGCGCCCCTGATTATCGTCTCGCAAATCAGGCTTTTTCCACCTCCTGTGGCCAAGTCAATAATTACCCGTTTATTTCCTGATGCAAGAGAGTTCTTTGCCAAAGTTATGCTGTCTGCTTGGTAGTGTCTAAGTTCCATAATTTTCTTTCAGTGTTTGTGCTTGTTTTTCAAAGCAAAAATTAATCACGTATTACATTTAAAATTGCTTAGTACAGAATAGAAATTCATTCTTGTATCAGGGCTTTTCGCACTTAAAGGGAGCGGTAGCGTCCCCTTATTGTGATTGTGCATCGTTTTGTCATACCGTTTGCTATGCGTTTGCTATGCGTTTGCTATGCGTTTGCTATGCGTTTGCTATGCGTTATTGCTTCAAAACTCTGTTTATTTCCCATCTGTTTTTTGCACCAACACGGCCAGCTTCTGATCTTAAATTTGTAATTTCTTTTGACTTGTTTAACTCAAAAACAACACGGTCATGTTGCCAAAATTCATCGCCAACTAAAAAAAACTTAGCAATTTTTGCTTTTGATTTAAGCCAATCACTTTTTGACATTTTCGTGATTGACTGAAAAGTATCGTCGTCGTTCTCTATTCGACCACCAGAACGCCAAGCATGTAGAATAAGCAGGAAATATGCGCCGTGCTGTTCAGTAGACAAGTGCTGCGTATTGCCAAGATAATCATTGACGTAAAGCGGCATCCAAATATCATGCGCAGGAATTTTTTTCTTCATAATTAGTCTCTTAAGATTTAATCTTATTCCAACATACGCCGCAAAAATATTTAAATGATTTATGTGGTGAATGACTAAATTTTGATCTGGCAATATTGGCCGCATCAATTACCACGTGCAATGGCAATTTTTCATTAAACTGCTTGATAGATTGAACCCAGTCATTTCTAATTAAATTAGAATCTGGGAATAAAGTATCGGATACCTTCCACATATCTGACTCAATCCTATCTAATGACGATTGAATAACTTTGCGATACCCATCAATTTGCAATTCACGTTCAACGATCTCTTTCGATCTATCATCTAAACTTTTTGGTATAGATGTCAAAAGATTTCCAGCTTTTCCGCGATTGCAGTCAAAACAAGATGTAATCAAATTATTCAAATCATTACCGCCGCCGTTGCAAACTGGATTGATATGATCTGGTTCAAGTATTGATTCTGGTGGATGTGCCCCACAGTATTGGCATGTGAAAGAATCTCGCTTAAATACTTCAAAGCGAGTTTTTTTGCTTATAGATTTTCTGCTCATTAAAGTCACTTTCTTTCTGAGCTTAGGGAGAGGGGATTGACCCCCTGCCAAAATTCAGGGTGGCTGTCCTTTCGGATAAACCGCCCCTCCCTAAGCTCATTTTGGTTTGCGTTATCTGCTATCGGTCAAAATAGCAGGGCATTTGAAACACCGCATTGCGCGGATAACTTAATTATAAACCGATACTGCTAAAAATCAACGCTTTTTTGGACGTTGTAAAAGTACATATTGACATACCTTAGCCCGACTATATCGAGTTGGCGCATCAATCATCTGATGCAAAAACACGTAGCCCATTGCTTCAAGTTCCGGGATTCTTGCGGCGAGTCTGGCTATACCAAGCTGCACCGATGCTTGATGTGCCGTTAATCGACTGTTGCGACGGAAATACTTTTCTAGTTCTGCTAATTGTGTTTTCATAAGTCGGTCCAATTCGTTTCAAGTTCATAAACGATAACAGGATATGAATTAGCTTTAGTTGCTTCCATAAAGCATCGGCCCATGTGCAAAACATGATTATTACTATCCATTGTTAAGTACATGCCTTTGCGAACTCCGCAAGTGGAATATGTTTTTTGCGCTCGGTTAATCCAATCTTGCTCGCATGAAAAACGAAATAATTCTCTTTTTACTTTTACTTTAATTTCCATGATTATCTCCAATTTAGCCGCCTTTGATAGCACGGCTTTTTAGGTTAGTTATCAAATAATTTTTGTTTTAACAAGTATCCTTCAAGCATCCAAATTTTATTAACTGCATTTTGCTTTGCAATTTTGCGGCCGACTTCTTCATCAAAATTTTCAGGGCTTGCGCAAGCAGATTCACCAGTCACAGTAAAACCATTTTTCAGCACCAATACGCAAATAGTTAGCAAATCAAGAGGGCTATCAAATGTTTCAGTTTGGCGTACAACAGGCAAACATGCGTCTCCAACATTAATATAATGTTCACCAACAATCACGCTTTCAATATGGCTAGGCGTAATGCGTGGCGCGGTTAAACCTTTTTCTTGAATTTCTTTTTCAATTGCTTGGTCATCCATTTTTTATTTCCTTTTAAATTTACCTGAAACCGTCAGGATCGGTACTGCTAAAACTATGTGACATTAGTATAAGTCCAAAATCTCACGCAATCCCTAACAGTAGACTCAGGAAGCCCGTGTTTTTTTGCAGTGTCTTTATATCCGCAACCCTTAACACCATGCTTATAGTCACGTCTCAAAGCTCGAACCTGCTCAACTGTTAGAACTCTTTTCCTTGTCATCATTATCTCCAAATAAATCTGGTTGATCGTTGCGCACCACGTCTATCTTTCCGCGAATCGGGCTAGAACTACCCAACCCGCGATTCTTTGCGCACGTTGAACCTACTGGATAACCGCCTATGAAAAACTCGGCTTTATCCAGTGGGCGGTTACATATTACGCATCTAAGCTTCATAGCTGCCTTTGCGCTTTTCTGCGATAGTTCCTGATTTGCGATTCAGATACGCCATAAATCAAATGAAGCTCTTTGGTTGATAACGGTGAAGAACGTATTTTTAAAACAACATCATTCGGATATTTGCAATTGGCATGACGTTCATTTACTGGCTGCCTACACGCTTCTACCTTGTCCCGTGCATTATCAAGTGTCGTTCCTACCAACAAATGATTAGGATTGACGCATGACGTGTTATGGCACGTATGACGGATTAAAAGCCCATTAGGTATTTTGCCTTTGTGAATCTCATAAGAAACCCTATGCGCTCGTAATTGCGTTGTTGGTGTTCGTATGCTGCCGTACCCGTTTTTATCTTTCCTGCCCTGCCATGCCCAACACGAATCAGCATCGCCACGGTCAACAAAATTCCAAAATCGTTCTTGAACCGTTCCATGCTTTCCAGTGCGTTTTAATACTGCTTTTCCTGTTCTGTTGAATTGCTTGTAATGTGGCTTGCAATATCCTTTTGAATAGGCGCTTTCTAAGCAACCATCAAGCGCACATTTAACGCCTTTCAAACTTCCCTTCTTTGCTCGATCATTCATTTTTCACCTTTCAATTTGTTAGGTGAATTTATTATAGCATCAAAATGATTATGTGTAGTTGTATTTTTGCATCACTCAAAACAAATCAATTTGACGATTATCTAAATCTTTTGCTATGTAAATTATGAAATTTCCATTCGGTGAAAGATCGTCACAATCAGGGATTGATGCAAGCCTCGCATGAGCTGTTACCTCGTAACATACCTTTGCTCTTTCATGCTCAAATAAACAACCGCTACAGCTTTGTTTCTTTCCTACCTACTTTGCTGTAAATTGAATGTTCATAATTTTCCTTTAGTCGAAAAAAAACCTGCTTTCAAAAGCGGAGGGATGATGTATGTTGACCGCACCCCAGATAATTAGGAGTCAACACACAAACCGCTTATGAAAACAGGTTGTACATTATCTTGTTTGCTTTGTTGCTACGGCCATCCCTAGCCATAATTTTGCAACGATTAAAGTCTAAATTAAATTAGCTGATTAGTCAATGACTGTTGTTTTTAAGTCGCCTAGTTTTCTTCGAGAATATTCTTCGCATTCTCTCTAGGTACTCTTTGTCGTACTTTCTTACTCGTGGCGCGTTTTCCAAATACTCGACTTTTTCAATGCCGATTAGCTCAATCAGTCCTTTTCTCATCTCGTGAATGTTGCCGCTTTTCTTCACATTACACGAATAGCAGCAAGGCCAGATATTCCAAAGATGAAATCTAAGGAACGAATTAGACCCACGGCTTTTGTAATGTGATGCATGTCTAACACCATCATAAGGCGATTTTCCGCAAGCTACGCAAGGCAAATCTATATGCTTAGTCGTCACGTACTTATTAACAACTGATTGCGTCAAGTCTAGGAAGTAGCTAGGCTTCTTTAATTTCTCTTTCCTAGCCTTATCAACTGCCCGAACCTGCTTAGCCTCTGCGCGTTTAGCTTTCTCGAGCAATCGCAAGCCTAGTTCAGCCTCGCATTCGATTGAGCATGTGTTGCGGAATGGTCTGTTAGGCTGCCTGCACACCTTACACTTCTTGCTAATCACGTATAAGCCTCATTAGGGTTTGCTGAGTAGATCACGCCAAGATTTGCCCCGAACGCTTCGACCTGCTGTAAGTAAATTGCAAAGCCTTTTACGGTTAGTTCAGTTGTTGAGCCGACTAGAATACGCTTTCCACTTGGCGATATGTCGTACTTTCTATAGCCTTCTTTTACGATCTCTGCTTGATGTTCTGAGCTTTGGAATGTCTCGGGCAGAAACATTTCTTTCATGTGCTCATGCCATACCTCTGCCGAATAGGTGCGCCCGTTGACGTATGCTTGCTCAGAGATACACTTTAGTTGACACGACCACATAAGCGAGTTCTGATCGGCGCGTCTAGGTTTAACCTCTTCGCGCAGCACCATTTCAAGCGGCTTATTCGCATCTAATGGTGCACTACGCAAAATAGCGATTGCAGTCTCAAGTTGTATATTGCCAACTAATCGGATTTTTCGCGTTGGATATTTTTCGCGCTTCATTCTTGCACCTCGCGCCATTGAATAATTTCGACCAATACCGATTCAGGATAATCTCTGTGAGCCATTGCTTGATCTTTAGCACCGCAAGCAAATCCCCAGTATTTACCAGTCCAATATTGAAAGCCAATTAGAATTGCTCCGTCACCAAGCCTAGTTTTTGTCTCGCACAAGCAAGGATGATCTGGCTTAGTTCCTGCATCGTTCCATGCGTCAGGTTTCTTTTCTGGCACAAATACAGGGTTAGGAAGATGTGGATAGCCAAATTCTTGCAACAGAAGATTGCCAATTTCTGGCAACTCGCCTACTGCGTCTTGTGATTCTGCTTTAAGTTTGCTTTCCATTACATTCCCTTTCCTATTTCTGAGGCTGCACGGACAATCGCGCGTCTAACGCATGAATCATCCGTATAAGTTGCATTGCCTTTATCGTCATACGTAGTAACCTGAAATTGTGATAGTTCCATGCAGTTAATTTCCATTTCTAACTTAACCGCAAGGCGCAGCGCTTCACCGTCATCTGTTAATGGGTTCCAATAATACTCAATCAACCCGCCATATTTATCATCACGACAGCAAAGCCCTTTGTTATGATGATAGCTAAGCCATTTAAGATCAATCGCTTTAGCCGCATAAGTTAATAGTTCTTGGTCATTCATCGCTATAAGCCTTTACAAACATGATTGTGCTGAAAAGTACAGCAAATAAAATCGCCACTGATACCGTCCAATGCTGCCCGTGCATGATTGACGAAACCATTGATGAATAAAGCGAACCGCAGGCAAAAGCATTTAATGCTACCTTTGTTTTTTGCTTCATTTTGTCACCTGATCTGGTTTTAATTTCCCACGCGTGTCAAAGGCAATCGCTTTCTGCGCATTCATCGGAATCACGCCTTTTTCAAGCCAATTTAAAACAGTCTGCGATGTAACATCAATTGCTGCTGCTGCTTTAGTTGGGCTGCCAAAATGATCTACTAATTGTTGAGGTGTCATATAATTTCTTTCAAAGTTGTTGAGACAGTTCAATTATAATTAAGCCGCAATAAAAAGCAACACATTTTAAATAATTTTAAAAAGTTCTTGCGCATGTTGTTTTTTTTTAGTACAGTGTCAAACATCAAGTCGCAAGTTGCACGGTCTAGGGGGCGTCAGATATGAACATGAGCCTATTCGCGGAAAGCGACTTGATAACCAAGATTGCCAAGTGTTAGCGACTGGCAAAACTCAATCGGTAGTGTTGCAGAAGGGATACCGTGCTTTATCGGACTTGGTAAATACCGCGCAATGTTAGAACGTTCTAGCAAAGCAACTCTGAGAAGGTTTAGCGGTTCCTTCTCACTTTATAAAATTGGAGATAGAAATGAACCGACTAATTAACTTGTGGAATCGCGTATTTCCACTGCCAAAAGTAAAAGACGAAGCTGCTACACAATTGGCGCAAGCTGAGTTAGATTTACTCGAAGCACACGCCAACGCAGAATATTACTCAAGCCTAGTGTATATGCTACGCAATCGAGTACAGCGTCTTGAAGAGGCTGCAAAATGAGCCGCATTGAGAAAATCGCAATTGGTTTAATGATGCTCGCAATAGTGTTGTTTATTGGTGCATTAGACATGGAAGATGTTGATCGTCAAAATAATTTAGGTCATGATAATAAAGTCGAAACTATTAACGCAATGAAGGTGATGAAATGAATAAAAAATTACACGTAGCAACTAGCCCACTTTCAAACACGATTTTTGCAGGAACTATTTTGAAAGATGGTCGAACATGGTCTGCATCAAAACAAGATGTAACAATGGATGCGCTTGTGGCTGTAGCTGAGCACGTATTAGCGTTTGGCAAGCCTATCGTTATTACAAATAGCGGTATTCCTGAGTTTGAAATCACTGTTAAAAAGATTCCAGCACCAGAGGGATGCGACAAGTGATTCATGACACTAAAACAGCGCACACTATGTCTTCTAATTGACGCTAAGTTTTGCGTTAAGCGGATATTTAGAAAGGTATTCAAGTGAAACTTAAATCACACATTTTCGATAGTTTAGTTGGCGATATCGAAGATGGCACGGCAAGCCAACAAATTGAAAACGATCAACTTAATCTAGGAAAAGTAAATGAAAACATCCGAATCACTGGTGAAATTTGCACCAGCATTTCTAAAGGCTCAAACAGCAATTACGTTTGCAGCCAAAGACGCGACGAACCCGCATTTTAAAAGCAAATACGCTGATCTTGAATCGGTAATCGACGCAATTAAAAAATCACTTAACGATAACGGCATCATGTTTATTCAGTCATTTTCGCCAAGTGACGCTAACAGGTTAAGCCTTACTACTCGCCTAATGCACGAATCAGGCGAATGGATCGAAGATACGCTTAACATGCCGCTTCAAAAGAACGATGCTCAAGGATATGGCAGTGCCGCAACATATTCGCGTAGATACGCACTAGCAGCGATTACGGGACTATATCAAGCTGATGATGATGGCAATGAGGCAGTTAAACCACCGCCACCGCCAAAGCTTTCTGATAGTCAACATGCAGATTTACTGACAGCGATCAATGAAGCAACCGATGTTAAACCTATCGGGGCAATGCTTAAATCAGCAGTGACACAAGGCGCAACAGAAAAACAACTTAACGAATTGCGCACCGCTGCTACAGCACGCAAACAAACATTATTAGGAGAACAAGTGTGAACTCAATAACTATAGTCGGGCAACTTGGTAAAGATTCTGAAATCCGTTTTTTAACCAATGGCGATCCTGTTTGTTCATTTTCAGTTGCCGATTCTCAAGGCAAAGATAAGCCTACTATCTGGTGGAATTGCTCACTGTTTGGAAAACGTGCCGAGTCATTGCAGAAATACCTGGTTAAAGGTCAAAGTGTAACAGTTGTTGGCTCAGTATCTGAACGTGATTGGACAGACAAAGACGGAAATAAACGTAAGCAGATTGATGTTCGCGTCAATGATGTGGCTTTGCAAGGTGGACGCAAGGAATCAAGCGACACAACACAAGCGTCACAACGTAGAACGCAACCGCAACAGCAAACGAATAATTTTGCTGATATGGATGACGATATAGCCTTTTAATAAAATTTAATGGAGAGCGGGAGAAATCCCGCTAAACACATGATAAACATCTATTTAGACCTAGAAACTATCCCTTCACAAAACCCAGAAGTGAAAGCGGAGTTTTTGAAATCAGCTCAAGAAAACATCAAAGCACCATCGACGCTAACCAAAGAACAAGCAGCTATCGACTTGGGAATAACTGACAAAGACGAAATCAAATTCACCAGCAAAGATTCAATGCTTGCCAAGTGGGTAGAAGTTAAAGGTGCGGAAGCAGCGGAATTATCAGCAGATGAAGCATGGCGTAAAACATCGTTTGACGGTGCGCATGGTCATATTTGCGTCATTGGTTTTGCGATTGATGACGAACCGGCGCGAGAATTACACATCGAAAGTATCAACAACATGGCAGATGAAATTCTTTTACTAGCCGCTTTCTCTGCTGAAATTGACAAAGTATGTGCAGCAAGACCAAACGAACGCCCACGTTTTATTGGTCACAACTTGATCGAATTTGACTTGCAATTTTTATTCCGTCGCCACGTCGTTTTAAACGTCAAGCCTTCGCCACATATTCCATTTAATGCGCGTCCGTGGGACGATTCAATCTATGACACTATGCAAAAGTGGGGAGGAACTCGTGGAGGTAGCTTGAACAAAATCACTAAGGCTTGCGGGCTTGAAAGTAAGGGCGATATTGACGGCTCAATGGTATGGCCAATGGTAGAAGCTGGCAAGATTATCGAAGTTGCCGAGTATTGTAAGCATGACGTACAAATCACACGCGACTTGTTTAAACGTATGACTTTTGCATAGGCGCATCGATGAGACAAGACGATTTACTAGACTTTCTAAAGTCTAACGCTGACAAGAAATATCGCTCAGACCAGCTATCAAAACTGTTTGGAGTAACCACGTCGACTATGACAATGACACTAACCGCGCTAGGCTCTGAAATCGAAAACGAGACCAACGGGCATAAGCGCATGTGGTGGTATATGTCTGATGAGGCACGCAAAGAAAAACAGGATCGAGCGGCAGCATTGGAAGCTAAAAAATCTCGCATGGTTGGCGTATATCAAATGCCGCAAGCAATGCGCGATCAGATGGCGCGATGCCGTGCCGATCGTGGCAGCGAGTTTCACCCTGTTTCTATGTCGTCTCATTCGCAATTTAATGTACTGAATTAATTAAAGCGGTTCCTCTTGGGGCAAGCGTCAAGTGAAACTCCACGCTTAGTGATATCCGTAATCAGTAATCGGATGCCGCACAAAAACAACACTTTGGGCAAATAAATTCGCTATTTTTTGGCGACAGATTTAAGATTGAATTACACGAATTAAGGAGATAGAAATGGATTTCTATCAGGAATTAGACGCGATGTGGGAAAAAGACAATCGCATTGCTCAGCTAGAGGCAGAGCTAGCAGAGGCAAAGCTTTCAGATCGTGATAAAGAGGATTTGGAGATAGGCAAGCAAATTCGACGCGCAGCAGCATGTTTGCCAGATTATTTCGACATAAAAGTACACGTTGAGAACGGATTTGCTGGTGTTACGTTGATTGACACAGTGGGAAAAATACGAGACTTCGACTTTGATGAAAATCTAAGCTCTGCAATTTCAGAAGCCATTGACGCAGCAATTAAGGAGCAAGGGAAATGAGTAATAAGTTGAGAGAAGCTTTAGTAATAGCACGCGCTGGGCTTGTTTGGTATCAAGAAAACTACCGCGAAACATTTAGTGAGTGCGACTATGAGGCATTGGAACAGATTGATGCAGCCCTAGCATCACAGCAAGACCATATTCCTGACGGCGGGCAAATGGTTGATAAATCGCAGGCACAGCAACCAACATTAGTAGAAATATCGGAATACGGTGAAGGTCAAGAAAACGATTGTCCTGAATGTGGCGCGGAGAGTGGGGAATCATGCAGCAGCAGTGATGGTGTTGAATATGGCAGAAAAGTTCATGAGTCTAGACAATCACAGTCACAGCAAGAGCCAGTGAAAGCAATCCCCATAGGCTTTGACTACCTAGACAACGGCCAGTTAGTTGCTACATACGCCGTACCTGTTAGAGATAAAGGTCATCCAAAACTATACACGGAACCACAGGCACAGCAAGAGAGCCGCTGGATTAGCGTTGAGGAAGCAAAAACAACACTTAAAGACGGTGATTTGATATTTGCTTACTGCGAATTTTATGGTGTTATCGAAGCGACTTATGCGCTTGAAGAAGGCTATTACAACCCACATCGCATTGTTAAAAAGAATGGTGGTAGCTTCAGAATCAATACTTTCACACACTTCATGGTTCGTAAGCCTGAGCCACTACCACCAGCACCAGAGGGAGAGTAAGAGAATGAACTTAGATTGCCCATACTGCGAAAGATGCATTGATGTAACAGACCATTTGCCCGCGCTTGCTTGTGATGATAATGAGATTGAGTGCGAATGTGGCGCATTGCTAGGAATTGGCTGGTATGCAGAAGCAGAAGTTAGATTTTCAAAACAGCAGCCAGAGGTCAATCATGACTAACACACGCACACTAAAGAGCCGCAATCAGCGCGAGGGATGGTATGCAGGGAAACACAGACAGATTAACCCTGATAAAAACTGGTGGGAGGTAAAGAAGAGCCATCGCAGAACGAAGTACAAAGATTTTGGAGTAGGACTATGAGTGAAATAAAACCAGTGTATCAATACAAAACTGACGGAATGTTGATTAATTATTGGCAAGATGTTGACGAGGAAATATTTGTAAAAATAAATAAAGACCACTTCTATACAACTCGCATTATCTACCCTGCCGCAGCTTATGAATCACTACAGAAAGAGAATGAAGCACTACGCAAGATTAAGGAAGCTGCTGAAAACCTATTTAGCCAAAAAGAAAACTACCACAATGAGCAGAAAATAATTGCGCTTACAAACGCATTGGCGAAATCAAATGAGGGTGACCGTAAATGAGTGAGATTAAAACAACGTGTCGAGGGACGCCAAGGCTAATCGAAGCTGCGACTATGACTCATGAAGAATATCTTAATTTGCATACGCAAGGGGTGAAAGAACTTCGCGCAGCTTATGAAGCACTACAGAAAGAGAATGAACGGCTAAAAATTGATTTGTACGGGATGCAAGAAGCAAAGAAAGCGCACTTCAATATCAGCAAAGCTAATTTGGAAGAATGCGGCAGGCTGTTAAATGAATCATGCGATGATAATGCGATAAAGCAGCAAGCAATCATTTCATTAAAATATGAAATTGATGGAATGCATGATTTAAACGCAGCACAGGCAAAGCGGATAGCTGAGCTTGAAGAAACTAACGGACTGCTACAAACACAAGTTCACTGTTTGGAAATGGTAGCAGCATCAAAGAATGGAGAATGAGATATGGGACAAGCAAAACAACGTGGTAGCCGTGAGCAGCGGGTAGCCGAGGCATTGGCGCGTGAAGCAGAGCATCAGCGCCAACGGCAAGAATATTTTGAAATGAGACAGAATCAAATGCGTGAGGAAAGGCTGCAAGCGGAAACACGCGAAGCGGAACGCAATCGTGGTGCGGCTGTTAATCCACAGCCTAATCACAACGGCTTTCGTAGTCGTCCAGTAATGCTTGCCGCTGCATTGCTCGCAATCGGTGGTGGACTGAAGCCATGACACTACGCACAGCAACCTATGACGATAGCAAGTTTAAGATCGTGCCGATTGAGCCAACAGAAGCGATGATAATCGCCAAACCAAAGCCAGCAGGAATTGAGGGGCAATGTTGCCAATCACAAAAACGGAATGCTGACATTCGCAAATATCAAGCTATGGTTAAAGCAGCACCAGAGTATCAAGAACCTACAAAGGATGAATGATGGAAGAACTATTAACCGACTTAGCAACAGGATTGATTTTCATTGTGGGCATTTGTTTTTTTATTGGCGCTGCAAGTCTTATTTATTGGGCGTGGACGTCGGGGCGGAATAAAAACCGTTCTGAATAATCCACGATTGACACGCGCTCAACTGAATGTTTATTTCTTGGGCGCGTTCTGCGATTCGGAAAAGACCGCTTTCAATTCGTTCAGGAAGTCGAATGTATTCGGTTTCATTATCTGGCTTGGTGCTTGTGGCTTCGGGAGTTGCGGCAAATCCACTACATGCACTTTTTGGCACGCGCAACCCGATAGACTTAGTGTCAGCAAGGCGATCAGATAGGCTTTTAAGCTTGTTTTCATAGTCTGCCACTACCTTTCTATTAATCTCTGATTGTTCGTGCTTTACGCGCTCTATTTCAGCGTTACGCTTATTTATTGCAATGCGCGTTTCCTCTTGGTACTTCGCGTCTATTTCTCTTCGACCTTCATCACGGTATTTTTCTGGCAGCGTATAAACGTAGCCAATGCCCAAACAGATAGCGACAATGCCACACAAGTACAAATAAGGCTTAATTAGATTTGGAATCATTTGAACCTTTCACCACGACTTTTGAGACCAATGGAACAATCCACGCGCCAACGTAGATGCCGAGATAGCCCTCAGTCATTTTCGCATTCACTTGTAAATCGACCATAATCCACGACGATAAGATCAGGACTAGCATGTAAGATACCGCGATCTTATCAACCCTTCCGTCGTGCATGATTAAATCGAAAGCATTAAACTCATTCGCCTTATTCTTGTGCGTAGCCCAAAAGCTAAACGCCATTATGACGACACCGCACGCGAGGATAATGTGCATTGGCTCGAATTTCACAATAGCACCTTCAAAGCGCGATCATAGAGTTCTTCTCGGTCTTTAATTCCATTCAAGCCGCCATTGATTTTCTTCGTGATCTTGATAAAGTCGCGTTTATCTGCAAGTTCATTCAACATACGTGAGTTCCAAAACCATGCCGCCGTTAAACAAGCGTTTTCAGGCGTTTCTAATAGCTCAGGGCTAGCGACACATCGAACGCCTAATTCTTTCTCAACCTGCACATAATTGGCGCGTCCCGTGATCTGAATTAAGCCTCTACCCTTGTATCTAACACCATCTCCGAGATTGATATTGCCAAGATTTACCCGACCTTCATACGCTTCACCGCTTGCCAACTCTCGAACATATCTCAATTGACCAGATTCATGACCGATCTGAGCCAAGAAAGCCGCCATGCGCAAAGGCGTATTGATATCGTAACGCGCCATCGCTTTATTCAACGGCTCTAAAAATATATCTACCCGCGCTTTGGCAAATGGATATATTTTTATGAGTTTATCTCGCGTAATCATTTATCAGCTTTCGAGTCGAGCTTATCGGAAATTTTATCGAGCTTCGCAAAAAGTGCAGTTGATAACTTTTCCAAATCGGTATGTTTTACATATTCCCCAGCAACTAATACCTCGATCTTCTGCACTTTCTCAGTAAGATCATTATCAGCCTTCTGTAAGCTCTCTAAACGAGATGAAATTGACTTAAGCACATATCCCCCTAAAGCACCCACAAGGGCTACTGCTATGTTAAACGCGATTTGTAAATCCATCTGTTAATCCTTGTGAAATGCTATGGTAGTTTTTTGCAAATTTTACCGCATTTCAGGCGGCAATTGATACCTTAGTTTCTCTTTTTCGTATGCGCGTCGACAGTGATTCATGTCCCATTCTTGCCAATAAAAAATCACGTTGACGATAAAAGCAAACCACACGTAAGGCTTACGATGCTGCAATCGACCGCAGCGACTAGAGAACGTTTCATCAGCCCATGTGTTTAAACTGAACGGAAAAATGAACACATTTAAAAACTGATCTAACGCAATAAACATTTGATTTAATCCATGCACAAATAATTTCCACATATCAGCCTCACGAAAAATAGAGTTTTTTAAGCGCAAGATTTTCTTCGGAATCTACTGGCGTACTCAGGATTGAGGACTGTAACGCTTGTGTTACGGCAGGAACTTTGGATCTGATGTAGTCCAAAGCATCGGCAACGTCAGGCCGTTTTAAATCGACCCACTTACGCACTTGAGTGTCTTGCAAAATAGCTTTTACACCTGCATCCGCACTTGTTAGCACCGCCATTTTTGCAGCACCAAATCGATCAAAAAATGGCCCGATGTCGATAAACCATTCCCAAACAGGAGGCGCAGCAGGAGGCAATGGCGCTGGCGGCGCAAAGCTCGTTCCGTTCCACATATCCCCGATATTGCATTCCACATCCGTGACATCAACCGCAACAGCCCCAAGCTCATCAATAAATTCTTGATCTGCCAAAATGATGTTTGACACGATACTATTCTCAATAATTGCGAATCTCATAAAATTCCCCAAAGTTGTAATTCACCACGACCTCCAGCGCCAGATACAGCAGAAGTATTATCTGTAGATACTGCCGCGCCACCACCACCACCGCACACACCGCCAGCAGTTCCAATTCTTGCGCCAGTACCAGCAGCAGCAGCACCGCCAGTTCCCCCTTTTATAGAAGTTCCAACGTTGAGAAGTATAATAGATGCAGCAGCTCCAGCTACTAAACATTGCCCAGCAGTACCGCCATACATAGAGTTGCCAGCAGTTGCGGATGTCGTAAAATCAGTACCATTGCCGTAGCAACCTGTACTACCAGCACCACCATAGATAGAACTACCGCCTTTAGATATTGCCGTAGTTCCGCTATCTTGACGAGGCTCACCAGCACCTCCACCCCCATAAGTAGAATCTGGTGCAGGATCAGTTCTGGAAGTGAATAACATCTTATAATGACCACCTGCAGGTGCGCCACCCACACTGATTCCATAACTTGCATCATTAAAT